GGAAGATTTAGGGTTTGATTCTAACTACTCAGCAACTTACTGGCCTTGGATTCAAGTAAGAGATACTGATAATGCAACACAACTTTTCATACCACCAACAGGTGAGGTTTTGAAAAATATCGCATTAACAGATAACGTTTCTTATCCATGGTTCGCTCCAGCAGGTTATTCAAGAGGTTTAGTTAATGCTATTAAAGCGCAAAAGAAACTTACTTTGGACGAAAGAGATAGTCTTTACAAAGCAAGAATTAACCCAATTGCAACATTTTCTGATACAGGTACAATTATCTGGGGTAATAAAACACTTCAAGTTAGAGAATCAGCACTTGATAGAATCAACGTAAGAAGATTGTTATTGAGAGCAAGAAAATTAATTTCTGCAGTTGCTGTGAGATTATTGTTTGAACAAAACGATGAACAAGTAAGACAAGAATTCTTAAGATTGGTTAACCCAATTCTTGAATCAATAAAGAAAGAAAGAGGTTTGTTTGATTTCCGTGTAACGGTATCTAATGATCCAGAAGACATCGATGCTAACACATTGAGAGGTAAGATTTATGTTAAACCAACAAGAGCATTAGAATTCATTGATGTTGAGTTTATCATAACTCCAACTGGAGCTTCTTTTGAAAATATTTAATAAAAAGGGTGAGTTGGAAACAGCTCACCCAAAATAAAAATTTGTAATTAGAATATTAGAACTTAGTTAATTAGTATATTAGAAATTTAGTATTTTAGTAGATTAGTTATTTAGTATTTTAGTAAACTAGTATACTACTTGCAAAAAGCTAAGGAAAAAAAATGACAAAGTCAAATAATTAAAAAAAAATATTTGACAATATTTATAAAGAGAATAAAAGAAAAAACATAATTCAAATACAATGGCAGATTTACTAATGAAAATGCCGGTTCCATATGAACCGAAAAGAAAAAATAGATTTATACTTAGATTCCCGTCTTCTTTGGGTATCAATGAGTGGTATGTAACATCTACCTCTAGACCAAGTGCTAAAATCAATGCAACAGAAATTCCGTTTTTAAACACGTCAACCTATGTTGCTGGTAGATTTACTTGGGAAGAGATCAAAGTTACATTTAAAGACCCAATTGGTCCATCTGCTTCGCAAGCATTGATGGAATGGTTCCGTTTACATGCTGAATCTGTAACAGGTAGAATGGGTTATGCAGCTGGATATAAGAAAAACGTAGAACTTGAAATGTTAGACCCAACCGGAGTTGTGGTTGAAAAGTGGATTTTAGAAGGTTGTTTCTTAAGTAGCTTAAACTTTGGTGAATTGAACTATTCTGAAGATGCTTTAGCTTCAATTGATGCTTCATTAAGAATGGATAGATGTATTCAAGTTTATTAATTTTTTAAATTTATATTTTTTACCAACCCATCTCTTTCTAAGAGGTGGGTTTTTTATTTAATTGATTTTCAATTAGTTATAACCATGTTTCCACGTGGAACAATGTTTTATTGATTTTTAAATAAATTATACTTATATTTTATAAAACAAATTATACAACATGGACAATTTTGACCCAACAATATCATACGATGTCGTTCAGCTACCTTCTCAGGGAATACATTATTCAAATGGAAAAAAATCATTAAGAGTAGCGTACCTAACCGCTGCTGATGAAAATATCTTAATGTCTCCAAATTTGATTCAATCTGAAACAGTTATTGAAGAACTATTAAGAAGAAAAATCTTAGATAAAGAAATTTCTTTAGATGATTTGGTTGAAGAGGATAAGCAAGCTATTTTAATATTTTTAAGAAATACAGCATTTGGTAGTGAATATACTGTAATCTTAACAGATCCAGTAACTAAAAAACAATTCGATGCCCAATTAGATTTATCTGTATTGAAGGTTAAAGACTTCAAGTTAGAAAAAGACTCAAATGGTGAATATACTTTTTTGTTACCTATTACTAAAAAAAATGTGACATTTAAATTTTTAACAAATACACAAGAAAAAGAATTACAAAGTATTAAAGAATCTGGAACAAATGCTGTTATACCAATAAACACAAAAAGACTTGAAATGATGATTAAGTCTGTTGATGGCCAGAGGGACCAAATGGCGATATATCAGTTTATTCAAAATTTACCAATTAAAGATTCTCAAGAATTTAAAAAATTTGTATCTCAAAATAAACCAGGTTTAGACCTAATAGTTGATGTAATCGCCCCGTCAGGAGAAAAAGTCCCAGTAATGGTTGACTTTGGGGTGGAATTTTTTCGTCCCTTCTATGGTATATAAAAAGCATCAAATAGATGCGATACTTTTTCTTTTAAGTAAGGGGTTTACATATAGGGATATTTTAATATTACCAATTCACGAAAGAAATAACATTATAACTGCTTTAATAGAAAATAGTTGATAAAGCTATTTATTAGATATACTATTATATAATGGCAGATTCTAAATCACAATTTTACGACTATTTAACCAGAACGCTAGGTGTTGAGCCTGGCGATGCAACTCAAGCGGCTAATAGATATGAACAAGCATTAAATGAAGTTCGTAGAAGCGCCACGTCCTCATCTTCATCTTCTTCGTCTTCTTCATCAAGTTCTCTTGCTGCGGCATTAGGAGCTGGATTTATAGACCAACAAGTTGGTAAAATAGGTAGAATTAGTACTGATACTGGTACAAAAATAATAGATGCAATAAAAAACAGTGCAAGTCTCAACCCTCTTAAAATCGCTTCTGGAATATTTGATGGCTTATTAAGGGGTACTGAGGCAATATTGAAAGATGTTGCAACTATTGACAAAGAACTTATTGAAAGAACTAGGGGCGCTGGTGGATATGTTGGGGCTATTGCTACAGGAATGGGCGAGTCGATTAGACTTGCGATGTATGACGCACAACAATATGGTGTTGCTACGAATGAAACTCTTGAAGCTTCAGAATCTATGATGAAGGCTTCGGAAAGAATGTCAATTTATAATCAACAAACCATTTCTGATGCCATGGTTGCATCTTTAGCGTTTACAACAAGTTCAGGAAAAATATTAGAAAATGTTGAAAATTTTAGAAATGTTGGTATTGGTTTAGATGGTGCAGCAAAATCTATAACAGAAATAGGTTCAAGATCTGTAGCTCTAGGATTAAGTGCAAAAGCCACTTCAGAAGAATTAGTAAAACAAATAGGTAATTTAAACAAATACGGTTTCCAAAATGGTATAAAAGGGTTAGGTAAAATGGTTCAAGAAGCGCAATCTTTAAAAATCAATATGGATGAAATTTTTAGAGTTGCCGATGATTTATTTGATCCCGATAAAGCTATTAATTTATCAGCTAATTTACAGGTTGTTGGAGGTGCTGTTGGTGATTTAGCAGATCCCATTAAACTAATGTATGATGCAACTAATAACGTTGAATCTTTACAAACAAGTATTATTGGGGCCGCTAGAAGTTTAGCAACATATAACGCAGAACAAGGTAGATTTGAAGTTACTGGTGCTAACTTGAGAAGAGCAAAAGCAATGGCAGAAGCACTTGGCATATCAATGGGAGAATTAACAAACATGGCGGTTAAAGGTGCTGCTAAATTTGAAGCAATGAGTGAGCTTGACATGTTTCCTAGTTTAACTGAAGACCAAAAGGAATTTGTTTCAAATATTGCAACAATTAAGGACGGTAAAGTTGGTTTTGATATTCCAAAAAATATAACCGATAAAATGGGGTTAACAAATATTCAAGATGGGTTTGTTAGTTTAAGTGATTTATCTGATGATCAAGTAGTTTTATTACAAAAATTACAAGAGAGCGCAGATAATGAAAAACCAATAGATATCGCAAGAAACCAATTCAATGAAACAACAAAAATACTTAATGTTGCTACAGCAATTTATTTACAAATATTGGAAGGGCAAAGGAAAGGCCCACTTGGCCAAGCTTACTATGATGGACTAAAAAGAACTTCTGAGATTATGGAGAAATTAAATCCAACAACTCAAAGTGGTGCTGAAATGTTTAACACATTTACGAATGAAATTGGAAAACAAGTTAACATGAGCCCAGATCAAATTCAGAAAGAAATAGAAAAATACATAAGTCCAGAAATGTTGGAGTTTTTTCAAAATGCGAAAGAAAAGGTTATAAATGCCCCAGATGAAATTAATTTACCTGAAATGTATGAGAGGTTAAAAAGAGAAATACAACCAATTGCTGAACCTCTAATAGATAAAGGTAAAGAATTCTTAAGAGAGATGGGTATAACAGTAAAAGTTGATTTGAATAGTAGTAGCCCAGAATTGGCTGAGGTATTTGTTGCAGAAATAAATAAAAATCCACGATTAAGATCAGATTTAGCACAAAGCATTTTCGGTAATAAGAAAGAGTTTGTTGCGTAATATTTTTTTATTTTATCTATTTATTAAGTAAAAGAATAGGATGCCAAATTATTTAAATTTTGATAGCACAAAAAGTTTTAGAGATGCTTTAATATCTAAAACACTACAAGCACCTAATGGTCCTCAGACCTTTAGTAAAACTTCCTATTCAGTACAAAATCTAAACAATTTAGCCAATAAAAATAATGGTGATGTTGTTGTTAATGATAGATATGATAGAGCATCATTACTAAAAGATACATATGCAATCAATAGATTTGGTCCAGAAAGCGACAAACAATTTGTTATAATTGAAGATGTTCAGACAGTACCAGCAATTGGTAATTTAGCATTATACCCATATTTTCAAATACAGGATGTTTTAGGTAGAAGTCTTATTGGGGCATTAAATTCAGAAAATTATGAATTTGAATCAAAATTAGCTCAGTTTTCAAATAGATATTTGAAAGATAGCCCAGACGGCCCAGTACAATCTAGAATTAGACAAAATTTACAAACAGCAACATTAGGTAGACTAAGGGTATTAGATGCTATTAATGGAAATACTGCAACAGCAATCAATATCATCAGAGGTAAAGAAAATTTAGTTGAAAAAAACTATAAGGTAACTGTTGCAAAATCTATTCCAGGTAAGATTGTTGATTTTGTTCAAACTGTTGCTGGAGTAGAATTTCCATTTTCTGAAATTCCTGGACAATATTTAAGCGATCCGGCTAATCCAATAAATTATAGACCAGAACCCAAAACAGCTGTTGGAGCATTTTTACAAGATGTTACTGGTGCAATAGGTTCTTTAATTGGTATACAAAGAAGACCAAAGAGATCTAGCAAACCATCTGACATCATGTATGAATATATGGGGTCCGGACAAAAAGATATCCTACACGATAATTTATCATATTCAACATATAAACCAGATTATACAACAGTTGCTAGATCACAACAATCAAGTAAATTGTTTAATTTTCCAAATGCTATTGCTCAAGGAATAAAAAATTTAGTTGGTGTAGAAGCACCAAGAGGTAATGCGTATATTGGAGATGATAGAGGTGAAAATGTTTTAAATATTTTACAAGACTTTAATGATAATAAGGTATTAAGCCCATATTATCTTTCTTATAAATTTGATTCAGTTGCAAGTGATGTATTTTCAAATCAAAAAAATATTTCAGAAGGTGGACAAATATCTGGGAAGTTAACTTGGTATAGTAAAAATTCAAGAAATAAACTTGGAGAACATAATTTAGAATTTGAATCTGAAAGATCTAAGTTCGAAGAAAGTGTGTCAACTAGAAATGAATTTAGACAAGATTCTATTTTAGCAAAAACACAAGAGTTATTAAACTCAATGCCATTGGATGGTGCGCTTTCAAGATCTCATGTTGGAAATGTAATTGACCAAACTAGTAGAATCTTTAAAGAAGGTAATAGTTTTATTTCAAGAGGTTCTGCAATAAAATATGTAAACAAGATAACAGGAAAAGAAGACGGTACAGAATATTGTAGAGTTTGGACAAAGGATAGGGCTTATATGAACTATTCTGACACAATGAAAAGAACTGGATTGATAAGAGGTGTTAAGGATAGCGTAATATCAACACCTTGGAATTTAAATATTGCCCCTATTTCTAATGGAGATAGAGATTTTAAAAACTCAACAAATATCGAACAAATTACCGCAGATCCATTAACTGGTAAAGCAAAAAAATATATGTTTTCTATTGAAAACCTTTCTTGGAAAACATCCAATAAGCCTGGTTTCACTGTTGAGGATTTACCAATCTGTGAAAGAGGGGCGAATGGTGGTAGAGTTATGTGGTTTCCCCCATATGATTTAAAAGTTAATGAGGTTAATACTGCAAACTGGGATTCTAATAAATTTTTAGGTAGACCAGAACCAATATATACATACAAAGATACTGAGCGATCAGGAACAGTATCATTTAAAGTAGTTGTAGACCACCCAAGTATATTAAATCTTTTAATAAAAGATATTAGTGATGCAGAGGCTGAAAATTATTTGAATGCAATTTTTGCTGGTTGTGAAGACATAGATTTTTATACTTTAGTTAGAAAATATACAACATTAGATAGAACAGATATTGAATTAATATTATCATATCTAGATTATTATAAAAACGGAAACACTAAAGATGTTACGGATTTAATAGCATTTAATAGAATAGCTGGTGACGTTACTGTTGAAAAAGAGGTAACTACTGAAGATACTTTACTTCCAGGAACACCAATAGACAAATATAAAGGAAAAGTATTTTTTCCAAACGATATTCCTTATCCACAAAGTGGTTTGTATGCTGATAAAGATTATGATAAAGTTTATGAAGAATATATTGCCGGTAAAGATAATTTCTTATCTGTTTTAGATACTCAATTAAACAATATATTAACAATTAATAACAGTGATAATGTTTTAGATAGAGAGGTGATATTTGGAGATAAAAATCCTTTATCGATTCCAGGTACAACACTATCATCTTTAAAACTAAAGAAAAGAGATGAAATTATTGCTGGATTCAATCAGTTAGAAGCAGACTTTTCTAAATTATCACAAAAGCTAGCGGAAATAAAACCGTTAATCGAAAAAAATGAAATAGAAGATATTCAAATATACATAACATCTACAACATCTTTTGTTCATGAAGAAGATTACAATATTTTGTTATCATATAGAAGATCCGATAGTATTGTAAAATATATAATTAAAAATTTATCTAGACTTGGTGAGTGGCCTTCTAGTGTTCCAGAAAAAAATTATTGGAAAGCAACCCCAGCACAATTAGAAGCCGGCACAACATTAGAAAGTAAAGAAGAAAGAACAATACCATTAAAAGATCTTGGTTATGGCGATGATATAAATGGATCGGTAAAAATATATTTTACAAATAAAGGTGAGAACGCAACAATTAATACTGAGTATGATTGTAATAAAAATATTATAAGAAATAAGGGTGGGTTAAAATTATATGCCCCAGTTACCTTTTTCTGTAGAGCCGCTGAATTAGAAATACAAACTAAAACAAAGATGAGTACTTTACCTGGGACAACAATCCCTGGAAAGACAACTATTGGCCCAGAAAAAATAGAAATTGTTTCCGATAGAATTGAAAAGAATAGAAAACCACCTTTAGATATTGTTAAGAAAATAATAATGAAAACATTATCAGAATGTTTTTATTTCAAAAAACTAGAAGAAACAGATCCAGTTGTTTTTAGTAGTTTAAAAGAAAGATTAAAATATTTTCATCCAGCATTCCATTCAACAACCCCGGAAGGTTTAAATTCTAGATTAACATTTTTACAACAATGTTTAAGACCGGGTGATACAATTCCAATTAAGGGATTGGGAACAAATTCTAGTTTAAATTTTGATGCCAGAAACACTTCATTTGGTCCACCACCTATTTGTGTTTTGAGAATTGGTGATTTTTATCATTCAAAAATTGTCATAACAAATATGAACATAAGTTTCGAAAACTCTACTTGGGATTTTAATCCAGAGGGTATCGGAATGCAACCAATGGTAGCAGATGTTACATTACAAATTAATTTTATTGGTGGCCAAGGAATTAAAGAACCAGTTGCTAAATTACAGAATGCATTAAGTTCTAATTTCTATGCAAATACTGAAATTTATGATTACAGAGCCGAATCAACAGTTGATCAAAAAGAGTTAATTGAATTTAATTTAGATTTTCTTGAAAAACTATATCCAAAAGATACTCCAAATAGTCCAACTTCAGAAGTATCTCCAGACAGCCCAATAAATGGAAATTATATTGGAGCAATAGACGGTGGAAAATTAAATTATTCAAACAATATTAAATCATTGATAGATAATACGAATAATTATTTTAAAATTTTTGGTCAAACATATAACGAATTACAAAAATTATTTGGCCCAGAATTATTACCATTGTTTATATCCCCAACATATAGATCGATAAATTCGGTCGATGCTCAAAATACAACAGCTGCAACACAAATATCTTTATTGGGTAGATATAAGAAAGGAAAGGATTTTATAAATCTATTTGAAAATTTTAAGAAAGGTTTTATAGATAAGGTTAATTCTTCTGACCATAATTTAATACTGGATCTAGACATGCAACCAGGATCAACAAAATATGTTAGATCTAGAAAAATTATTGACCCACTAATTTTAACGTATGTTACCGAGTTTATGGGTAAAATTGAAGAAAATAAAAATATTTCTGCTTTAGAAAATGCTAGGGATTTATTAATTGAAGATATTGATAAATTAAACTTTATCATGTTAACAAATGGAATAGATGCGAAAATAGAAACCAATACTGTTACAGCACAGTCGTTGACAAATTTTCAAAATACCGATTTCTATGAAAAATATTCAGATGCTTTTACATTGATAAGTACAAAACATGGCATTTTTACAAGTGAACTAGATTCGACATTTGATTTCACCAGTTCAAGTATTAGCGATGAAGCATATAAAAAAGTTTTATCGTTTATTTTGAATGATAAAATAGATGCCATTAAAACCGAATACACTAATTCTCCGGATGATGATCTTTTTAATGAAAATACTGTTAATAAGATAGGTAGGAGAATAAATAAATTTATAAAAAATAATCTATCTGATTCAAAAGATAAAAATTTTAAATACAAAGAAGTTAAAATTAAAAAAGAAATTGAGCCATACTCATTTTCTGCTGGAACATTAACGTCTGGTCAGGAAGAGGTAATAAAGAAGATACACAATACAAAAGATTTTTCTACGGAAACTAGGTTAAATTTTTCAAAAGCAACTAAATAATGAATCAATATTTTAATAGATACGAGTATTTTAACGTCGATGGGGAACATCAGATTGTTCCTGGTATTGAAATACCTTTAAAAGGTACTGATAAATTTACTCAGTATAAAAGAGGTAAGCACAGGATGGATAAACTATCTCAGGAATATTATGGAACACCATTATTTGGTTGGCTTATAATGCAAGCTAATCCAAAATTAGGTTCATTAGAATTTGAAATACCAGACAATTCTATTGTTAGAATACCATATCCGTTGATTAATACTTTACAAGATTATAAAAAGAACGTAGAATTGTATAAGCTATACTATGGCGAATGATAAAATAAATCAGAGTGAGAACATATTAGTAACAGTTGATCAACAAAACATTATACATATTGACCCAAATAGTATAGTTGATAGTAATGGACAAATACAATCAAGACTTGTTGATCATGAAAATCTAGTTATGTATGTTAACTTGGAAGCAGATTTGGTTCCAAGAACGACTTTCTATGCCGATGGGCAACAAAGCACACTTTTAAGTATAGCTGAAGGTTCATTTAATTTACTAAGAAATCAAGGGGATAAAAACGAATTTGAAAATAACCTAGACACTAATTGGACTGAAACTTTTGTTTCTAGAAAAAATGTTGGGCTAAATAGAACAACGGGCGGCGAAGCGGTTTACGATCCAACCGCACAAACTTTTGGTATACAGAATATAACAATCATAACAAAAGGTGTTAACAATATCCCTCAAATAACAATAAACTTTTTAGATGTAAGAGGAAAGACATTATTTGAAGCACCAGCAAATTCACCATATAGCGCTTTTTTTCATCAGCCGTGGCCAATATTTTATTTAACAGTAAAGGGTTATTATGGTAAAGCTATTCGATATAGAATACAAATGGTTGATTTTAAATCTAAGTTTAATGGGTCAACCGGAAATTTTGAAATTATTGCAAAGTTTGTTGGTTCTTCATACGCATTTCTAAATGATATACTTTTTCAAAATGCCGTTAATGCACCATTCATGTATATGGTTGAAAAACAAGATGAACCATATAGAGTTAATGAAAAAACTGGACTTATTGAAAAGAAAATATCCAAAACAACAAAAGGATTTTCAATATTAAAATCAATTTATTCAGATTACAAAGCAAAGGGTTATATTCCCCAAGATTTTCCAGATAAAACGCTAAGGGATTTAATTATGACTGCAAAATCCCTAGATAAAATAATTGAGGCACAACTATTTTCAGAAACTGTCGACCCAACCGTATTAACACACGTTGCGGAATTTGATGCGCTATTAGATAGTTTTGAAAGAAGCATTGTTTCTTGGAGTAATAGAAATTTAAATTCAACTGAGAACGAGGTAAAAACCGAAACTATCACTAATAGTGATGGAACTCAAACAGTTTACAAATATTATAGATTAATAAAAGCATTAAATGACCAAACAAAACTTACTAATGGGCCTATAAGCTCAGATATAATCACAAATGGTGAAAATAAAAAGTCGTTACAATACCTAATAAATTTCTTTATAGCTAATTCTGAAAAAAATACTGCATTTGGAAAAAAATCATCGGAAAGAGCAAAAAAAAGTAATGGTGAAGATTTTACAATAACAACTACACCAATTTCAATTGATCGAATTAGAAACATAGGTGATTTTTATACACTTGAAAATGGTACATATGGTGTTGCTATTGAAAAATTAGTTAATGAAATTAAAGCAATACAAGCAACTTTCATTACTAGTAGAAATTCAGTTGAACTTAAAATTGAAGAAGAGATGAACAAAGTTATCCAAAATCCAAATATGGGTGGCTTTGGGTTCAAACCAACTATTAGAAATATTTTTGCGGTTATATTAGCAAATGCTGACACCTATATCAGATTGATGAAAGATGTTCATCAAAAAGCCATACAAAAATCTAATGAAAGAAAAGGTAATTTAGTAAAACCAACAGATAAGAATAAAGATGAATATTTTTATCCTTGGCCAGAAATATTGAAAAAGGATGATAGTGAGCGAGACGTATCTTTTTACCCAGCTGATCCAGCAATTGTTAGTGATACAAAAGGAAATGATTTTAGTTTATGGCCGGAAGTGGAATTTATTGAAACATATAATAGTGTTGCAACAAAAAGAGTTGATCCATTAACAGGTACAGAAATTGATTCATCTGATTTATCATTCATTTTTGATAATGACCAAGAAAGAAGAAACGTTAAAAAAATAAGCACACTATTTGAAATAGATCGTGTTATCCCATATACAGATAAATCTATAATAAATGTATTGTATGAAATATATGAAAGAGCATTTTATGTTACATCGTACAATAATTTTCAATATGGTAAAGGTTTAGAAGAGATTGTTAACGCAGAATTTGAAACATTAAAAAGTTCATTAGAAAATGATATTGATATAAAAGATTTAATAAAAAATCAAGTTAAGACCGTAAACGGAGAAACAAATAGTCTTTTATATACCTTAAGAACAAAAGAAAGGTTTCCATTTTTTCAAAACAAACTTTCGACCGTTGAATATATAAAAGAATTAGTTGACCAAGATTTTGAAATTATTGATTATACAGCTTCAAATAATAACACAGCCACTAGCACCGAGCACCCAAATTTACAAGCAGCAATAAATGACTATTCAATAGAAGAATATAGATTATATGAATTTCCTTTTGGATCTGATTTATATAAACAATATTTAAAAAAATCTTTATCTGCCAGTGACTATAAATTTAAGAATGTATTTTCTATAAATGTTAATGACAGTTTTATTAGTTCACCAGTTAAACCAGAAGCTTGGTTACAATTAGGATTTGATCAAAATATTTTTTCAAATAAAATAAAATTAACTGCAATAAACAGTAGTGGAGATTCGGTTGATTTTTATGAAAATTTATTAAATACTCCATATTTCCATAAACAGTTATATAATGACTTTTTAAAAGGTGGCGTTGCAAACAGGTATGTTGGATCGGCTTATCTTTTATTAAATTCATTACCATACAAAGACTTAGATGATGAAATAGATTTTAACGGAAACAAAGTATTGATATCTTCTTTATTTAAAGAAATATCTGCGACACATTTCGTTCCATATCACCTATTATTAAAGTGGGGTTCACAATACCATAGATATAAAAGATATTTAAAAGACGGGGTTGATATTATCAGCGGCGCAACAACTTCTATTAGTGGTAGTACTTTTTTTGACAATGCAACAAATGTAACATTTAATTTATCTGGAATAACTGCGCCAATGACAGCGGTTACCTATAATTCAAATCAATATATTGGTCTGTATCCATACTATTTTGGAATTTTTCATCAAATAACAAATGGATATAGTTTTTATAATCCATCTGGATTTACTGAAGTATCCGCTTCTACAACAAACGTAACTCAATTATATGCCGATACGGTTACAAGTGGAATAACAAAATATTCAGTAAACAAAACATCTGGCGGCCCAGGTTATTCATTAACCAGCTTTGTTGATAATAGTATATTTTCTGTAAACGATACTAGATATACTGTTTTACCTTCATCACAAATTTTTAGTGATGTTAAAAACTTAACAACAAACTTTAGTTATTTTGAACAAGATTCATTTAAAATTATTTTAAATAATCCTGGTGTGTATGATACATTAACACCT